CAAGGCACAGCTGGCAGCATATAAAGACGAGCTGGCGGCCTTCTTGAAGGACCGGCTGCAGCTGGACCTGAACAAGAAGACAGCCATCAGGCCGGTGCCGCTTGGCGTGGATTTTGTAGGCTACAGGATATATGCCACCCACAGGAAGCTGAAGAAGTCGACAGCGTACCGGATTATGCACAGGATAAAAACCCTTTCAGCACAGCTGGCCGCAGGCGAAATAACCCGGGAGGAATTCGACCGAGTGGCAGCTTCATACAAGGGCGTAATGAGCCACTGCAACAGCTACGGACTGAGGCAGAAGCTCAACAAGACATACAAGGAAGCTATGGGAAGGCTGCAGGACGCCAACGGCGCAGCTGCGCAGCCGGACCCGGAAAGGAGGAGACAATGACAGACTTGGGAATTTTAGCGACCGTCATCGGCGCCGTGGGCGGCATTTGCGCGATCGTCTTCGGATACACATCGTACAAGCGAAACCAGAAGGCAGATGATAGTAAGAGCGGCAAGGAAAGTGGGACCCTATTCACCGAGATCGGGTACATCAAGAGCGGAATCGACGACATAAAACGCAAGCAGGACAAGCAGGACGAAAGGCTCCTGCAGATCAGCGAGCGCCTGACAGCCGTCGAAGCGTCATCCAAGCAGGCACACAAGAGAATCGACAGAATCGACCATCAAGGCTACTCCGGGGAGTGAGGTGAGGAGAAATGGAGAAAACCAGCAAAGCAGAGCGGACCCAGCCAGCGGTAAAAAGGACCAAGAAAAATCAGAAGAAAAAGATTGAATTTTCCAAACTGATTTTTATAGGCGTTTCAGTAGTGACCATTTCGGTGGTCATTTTTTCATGCCGCATGATTTACATGACCGGCGACCTTTCACCATTAACGTACCTCATCCCCTCGGTTTTTGCAGAGCTCGCAACGGCAACCGGCTTTTATTACCGGAAGGCACAGAAGGAGAACGAGATCAAGATACCCCACTACCTGGCGTCGCAAGGGCTCACCGAAGGAACGGTAAACCCAGAGGACGACCCCGGGAACTATGGGAATTAAAGTTTTTCTGGTAAGGAGGAAAAAACCAATGAAGCTAACAACATTGCTTTTAACACAGAATAACTGCTACAAATCGGGAAAGAAGCACACCGTCAAAGGAATCATGGTGCATAGCACCGGAGCGAACAACCCGAAGTTAAGCAGATACGTCGGACCGGATGACGGCATACTCGGGACCAACCCTTACAACAATCACTGGAACCAGCCGACGCCCGGAGGCAGGAGCATATGCGTCCACGCCTTCATCGGGAAAGACAAAAATGGAGAAGTCAGGACATACCAGACCCTACCCTGGGACATGGTAGGCTGGCACAGCGGCAGCGGCTCGCTTGGATCAAGCAAGAACGCGAACAACAACGGTTATATCGGTTTTGAGATTTGCGAAGACGGCCTGACAGACCGCGCTTATTTCGACAAGGTATACCAGGAGGCCGTGGAGCTTTGCGCCCACCTTTGCAAATTGTATGGGCTCAAGCCGGAGAAGCCGGTGCTGATCGCCCACTGTGAAGGACACCAGCTCGGCATAGCAAGTAACCACGGAGACGTAATGCACTGGTTCCCCAAACACGGAAAGAACATGGACACATTCAGAGCGGCAGTAAAGACTTTGCTCGCCACAGGCAGCACTACCCCCTCCCCGACCGTTCCGGCACCAACGCCGACGGCAACCACCGGAGAGGAGAAGATCTGGAAGTTTTTCAAAGACAAAGGGCTGAACGACTTCGCGATCGCCGGGCTTATGGGCAACCTTTACGCGGAAAGTGGACTGAGGTCAAACAACCTGCAAAACACCTACGAGAAAAGCCTCGGTATGACGGACGAGCAATACACCAAGGCGGTAGACGCAGGAACATACGCAAACTTCGTCAACGACTCCGCGGGATACGGCCTCGCCCAGTGGACATACTGGAGCCGCAAAGAAGCACTGCTTAAATTCACGAAAGAAGCTAAGGCTTCAATCGGAGACTTAGACACGCAGCTGGCCTACCTTTGGAAGGAGCTGCAGGGCTACGCAAACACAATAAAAGTCCTGAAGTCCGCGACATCGGTAAGACAAGCGTCAGACGTAGTGCTGCTTGAATACGAGCGTCCCGCAGACCAGAGCGAAGCGGTCAAGGTGAAAAGAGCACAATACGGACAGGGCTACTATGACAAGTACGCATCGAAGCCGGTAGCACCGCAGCCGACACCCGGGCAGCTTTACTACGTCCAAACAGGAGCCTATTCAGTGAAGGCCAACGCAGACGCCCAATACCAGAAGGTGAAAGCGAAGGGCTTCGACGCGATCATAAAGCAATCCGGGAACCTTTACCGAGTACAAGTCGGAGCCTACAGCGTGAAAGCAAACGCTGAAGCGCAGGCAGCCAAACTGAGGACTGCAGGCTTTGAGACATACGTCACCACAACCGGAGGCACCCAGGTAGCTGCAGGAGCAGCACCGGCGCCGGTGCTTAAGAACATCGACGTGATCGCCAAGGAAGTGATCGCCGGTAAATGGGGAAATGGAGAGGCCCGCAAACAGAAGCTCACGGCGGCAGGATACAACTACGCCACCGTGCAGCAAAGAGTGAATCAGCTATTAAAATAACAGGAGGAAGAACAAATGAACGAGAACCTAAGCGAACTTTTGACGACCCTGATCCAGGTAGTGATCATTCCGTCCATTCCCATTTTAGTGGCCTTTCTTGCGCAGCTGCTGCGAGCAAAGTCGAACCAGGCAAAGATCAAGCTCAACAACGACCTGGCCAAGCAGTACCTGCAGGAGGCAACCGAAGCCGTCATTCAGGCCGTAACGTACACGTCCCAGACTTACGTGGACAGCTTGAAGAAACAGGGCAGGTTTGACGCAGACGCCCAAAAGGTAGCATTTGCGACAGCGAAAGAAGTCGCCCTCGCCCTCTTCACCGAGGAGGCCAAGAAGATGATAGCCGAACTTTACGGAGACATAAACGTATGGCTCGATACCAAGATCGAGCAGACCGTGAAGGAGCAAAAGACATTTATAACTTTAATGGAACCCGTCAAAGAGACGGAAGCCTAACACACACCGGATAACCGGACGCCCCAGAGTCACCACGCTCTGGGGCTTTTTTTATTGCCCAAAACCCAGAAACCGAGAGCCGTGAAAAAACAATCTCGGAAATTGAGAAATAAGTATTGACTTATTAACCGATGGCGGTTTATAATGAGCGTAGCGAATAAGCGAGGAGGAACAACCATGGCAAAGAGATTTATAACCACCAGAGACGACGCCGACAAATACGTCGCCCTCGAGATAAACAATTACAACAGCACCTACACCCTGAGCATTGAGGGCAAGGTCGTAGAAACCGGAACCTTTGAAAAGCTGGCCAAGAGGCTGGCCACCAGCAAAGACGAGATCGGAAACTAAAGGAGGAGAGGAAATGAAAGCATTATTTATCGAAGGAAATAGGAACGGATACGGCCCGGACCAATGTGGCAGGACACTCACGGTAGGAGAGCTGATAGCCCTCCTTTCGGACTACGAAGAAGACCGGCCGGTCTACCTTCGGAACGACAACGGATACACATACGGTAGCATAACAGAGCGCGACTTCAACACAGAGGAAGACTTAACAGAGGAGGATGAGGAACAATGCTAAACCCAAAGACACTGGCCAACGGCCAAGAGCAGCACGAGACATTCAACAGCAGAGCGACCAAGAAGAAGGCAGTACAGTACGACTACAGGCACACCGACGGAGAATTATTCTCCTGCGTAAAACCAACGCTGGAGGACTGCAGGCATGCAAAGGAAAACTGGATCAGCAAAAAGGAGGAGCAGCAATGAACAGATACTACCTAACGCAAAGACCGCCGGCGCCCGGGACATTCCCCGGGAAGCCGGTCAACATGAAAGCATTTGACAGCCGGGAACACGTCGAGGAAATAGGCCGACCGGCATGGGGATGGGTAGAATATGAGAAGCCGCTCACGGAGAAGCAGATAGCAGACTACGAGCTAACAGAGGCAAAAAAGACCCCGGTCAGCTTGGAACTAACAGAGAAAGAGACGGCGTTCCTCGCCGAATTTGCGACGAAGCAGTACGAAGGAGCCGATGACAACCTCGGAACCAGGACGCCGATCCACGTCGTCGAGAGACGCGAGCAATACTTTTCAACCGGAGACGGCAGCGAATGGATATGTGAAGACAACGAGTACAAGCTCTACCCCAATTTTGACGCCATGATCGAAGACCTGCAAAAGGAAGGCAGGGAGCTCCCCGCATACGAGGACGTCGAGTACGAGGACGTGAACGATATCTGGATAAGTAGCGAGGAGGACTACTGCGAAGCCTATGGAATCAACGCCCGTAGCGGGCAAATTATCGACACCTACCGCCCCGTCGCCTTCTTCCTCATCAGAGACGAGGCCCTCCGGTACAGGGACGGGTACCAAGCGCACAACTGCAAAGACTGTCGCATTTACACATACGGCCTCGGATACAGCAACAACGGAGACCTCCCGATATTCCGGGAGCTTCTAATGAGGATGGGAAA